GTCCAATTGAAGTGGAAGGCAACCACGCCCGTGGTTATTGAAACAATTCCCCAAAACAACAGTTATCAACAAGATTTCAGCGCAATTGGCGGTTTGACCAACAATGCTGGGACTGGGGTTGATGGCGCAATCACATTCACTACCCTTGACGCCTCTGCCGGTGACACCTACACCGTTGTGCTTGAGATGGTTAAGTCATACGCCTGACCATGCCAAGCAAATCACCTGCCCAACATAGATTGATGGAAGCCGTTGCGCATGATCCTAGCTTTGCCAAAAAAGTAGGTATACCTCAAAAGGTTGGCAAGGATTTTGCAAAAGCGGATGAAGCTAAAAAACTTAAACATGGCGGTCTCTATGAAAATATACATAAAAAACGCGAAAGAATTGCTGCTGGATCTAATGAAAAAATGCGGAGTCCTGGTGACGCAGGGGCTCCAACAGCTAAAGACTTTCGTGAATCGGCTAAAACAGCCAAAATGAAAAAGGGTGGCGATGTCAGCCTCAGCGTCAAGCGAGGTGAAGCTTTGCCAGTATCCAAGGGAGCAGGGCTCACAGAGAAAGGTAGACGCAAATATAATGCAGCTACAGGCTCTAATTTGAAAGCTCCGCAACCAGAAGGCGGTCCAAGACGAGACTCGTTCTGCGCTAGAATGGGTCCGGTAGCAAAGAAGAGTGAAGAAGGTAGCCGTGCAAGAGCATCGATGAAACGATGGAATTGTCCTGGTTGGTAAGGAATAACGATGGCATACTCTGGAACGACTGGCCAAACTGTAATCAACGTTCAGACGCTGATTGACCACGGAGCTCGCCGTTGCGGTAAGCTGGCCGAGGAACTTACCTCTGAGCAGCAGATATCGGCTAGAGAATCACTATTCTTTTTATTGTCTAACCTAGGCAATATCGGTATCAACTACTGGGCGATCAATAAGACTGTTATCGGCTTGAACCCTGACCAGTATATCTATGCGCTGCCTGACGGTTCAATTGACGTTCTGAACGCGCTGTACCGTACTATGAATCGCCCTACTGGGGTGTACGCATCGTCTGCAGGAGGCTCAGTTGATAATGCCTTTGACGGTGACACCTCCACGTACTGCCAGCAGACATCTGCAGCGGGTAATATCTCTGTGAACTATGGCGGCTCCAACACCCAGTACATCGGCTCTATTGGAGTGATGCCTTACATAGCGGGTGGGGGCTCTGCCACATGGACGTTTTCTTTTGAGTACAGCTCTGACGGCGTAACTTGGAGCACGTTAAATAACGTAGGTACCGTTGAAGTAACTGATAAACAGTGGATATGGACTGATATTGATCCTGGGCAGAACGTTCAATATTACAGAATCAAAGCAGGGGCTACTACCACACTGGCTATTCGTGAGTTGTACTTCGGAAATAACAGCACTGAAATACCGATGGCGCGGTTGAATCGTGATGACTACACGAACCTGCCAAACAAGAATTTCACGGCAAATAACCCGTACCAGTTCTGGTTCAATCGCACAGTGCCGAACCCGAAACTTTACTTGTGGCCAACGCCTCAAGACGCATTTGTGCAAGCTACGGTGTGGTACTCTAGACAAATCATGGACGTAGGGGCTTTGACTGATGAGTTAGAAGTCCCGCAACGGTGGTATGAGGCGGTAGTGATGATGTTAGCACATCGGATGTCGCTTGAACTGCCTGGCGTACCCCTTGGTCGTGTCACGTACCTAGAAAATCAAGCTGAGAAGTACCTATTTATCGCTGAGCAAGAAGAACGCGATAAATCGCCAATGTACTTTGCACCTAACATATCGGTATATACGGGATGATATATGCCAAGATTTCTTGATACTCTAGGAAACTCTACTTTAGCAATTGCTATCTGCGATCGTTGCAGAATGAAGAGAGCGTATTCCACGATGAGTAACGATACAAATTTTCCTGGGTTATTTGTATGCAGCGAAGGTTGCAAAGATCAAAAAGACCCTTATCGCTTGCCCGCTCGGCAGACAGAAAAAATCGTTTTGAAATCGCCTAGACCAGATGCAGATTTGACAGGATACGATGACCAGTCTCCGGAGTATCAAGGTAAGTACGGACCTACCTAAAGGATTAACATGTCGCAACTAGGCTTTACTCCCCTAACCCTGTATAAGAGCTCAACAGCTTCTGCTGCGCCTCTAGCAGCTAACTTGAATTATGGCGAACTCGCTATCAATTATGTTGACGGTAAGCTGTTCTATAAAGACTCCAGCAACGTAGTTCAGGTTATTGGTTGGAAGACGGTTCCGGCTACTGCTGGCGGTACTGGGTTTACTTCGTATACTACGGGTGACCTCTTATATGCCTCTGCTACCAATACGCTGTCTAAGTTACCAATAGGCTCAGTCAACGAAGTTTTGACAGTGACTGCGGGCGGCTCACTAGAGTGGTCAACTTTAGCAGGTTCTGGTACGGTGACATCTGTATCGGCTTTGACCCTAGGCACATCAGGTACTGATGTAAGCTCTACTGTAGCTAACTCTACAACAACGCCAGTAATCACATTAAACCTACCCACGTCATCTGCAACAAACAGAGGACTTTTGAGCTCTGCGAACTGGTCAACGTTCAACAGCAAAGCCGCAAGTGGGGCTAACACAGATATTACCTCTGTAACTTTGACTACAGGCTCAATCAGTACCGCTCCTAGCAATAGTACAGACATCGTCAATAAAGCGTACGCTGACAGCGTTGCAACTGGTATTAACTTCCATGCGGCTTGTAACTACGCAACCTCTGCGGCTTTATCTGCCGCGTATACATACAACAACGGCTCAAGTGGAGTCGGTGCAACCATAACCGCCAACGCTGTTGGAGCTCTGACTATCGACGGATATACATTTGTATCTGGTGATGTTGGAAAGCGCATTTTGATAAAAGACGAGACTGGCTCGTATGTCAATAACACAACACCAAGCGCAGCATTTAACGGTGTGTATACACTGACTACAGCAGGTACTGGCGGTGTTGCGTATGTGTTGACTCGTGCTACCGATTACGACACCAGCGGAACTGGAACCAACGAGGTTGATCAAGGCGACTTGATGCTCGTGTTAAGCGGCACTTCAAATGCAAACACGTCATGGGTTCAGCAAACCCCATTACCAATCACTCTTGGTACAACGTCAATTGTATTTATTGAGTTTGCCGCTCAACAAGCCTACACCGCAGGTACAGGTTTAACCCTCTCTACAAATCAATTTTCTATCACCAACACCGCTGTTTCTGCTGGCTCTTATGGCTCTGCAACCCAAGTCGGTACGTTTACTGTAAATGCTCAGGGTCAACTGACCGCAGCAGGCAATACCGCGATCGCTATTGACGGCAGCCAAGTGACTGCGGGAACCATAAATACCGCACGTCTGTCTGGGTCATATACTGGCATCACTGGTGTTGGAACGTTGACCGCAGGCACATGGAATGCGACCGCAATCGGCTCAGCTTACGGCGGTACAGGGTTCTCAGCTTACACCGCAGGCGATCTCATTTACGCCTCAGCTACAAACACCCTATCAAAGCTCGGTATTAGTACAGATGGATACGTCCTGACTCTTGCATCTGGTCTTCCTTCATGGCAACCGAGCGGGTCTTCAGGTGTAGCCTCATTTAGCGCGGGTACTACAGGTTTTACACCGTCTACCGCGTCAGCAGGCTCTATCGTTTTAAGTGGTACTCTTAATCCTGCGAACGGAGGCTCAGGAGTAGCCAATAATAATGCCGCTACAGTCACATCGTCTGGTAATTTTGCTTACACACGTACTTTGACTGGGGTAACGAACGTCACGTTCCCGACCAGTGGTACACTGCTGAGCACTGCAGCAGTAGTTACTCCAGTACAAGGCGGTACGGGAGTTGCAAATAATGCGGCTAGTACGCTGACCATTAGCGGAAACTTTGCTTCTACTTTTGTAGTAGGTGGAGCGTACTCATATACGTTCCCTGCAGCTACAGACACTCTAGTTAACCTCAGTTCTACTCAAACTCTAGCGAATAAGACTTTGACAGCTCCTGTAATTAGTACTATTACTAATGGAGGAACTGTAACTTTACCTACATCGGGAACCCTAGCCACATTGACTGGTACTGAAACGCTGACAAACAAGACTTTGACAAGTCCTGTGATCAGCACCATTACCAACTCAGGAACTATAACTTTACCGACCGTGACAGGTACATTGGCTACCTTGGCTGGTACTGAGACATTTACAAACAAGACGTTGACCAACCCAACGGTCACAAACTATGTGGAAACACCGTTTTCTGCAAACTCAAGCACAGCTATAACCTTAGATTTGACAAACGGAACATTTCAGATCATTACTTTGACTGGAAATGCAACAATCACAATGCCTACCGCTGTAAATGGAAAATCTTTTGTTATGCTCTTAAGGCAAGACGCAACAGGCGGTCGTACAGTGACTTGGACTACCGTGGCATGGGCAAGCGGCTCTGCTCCCACAATCACCTCCACCGCCTCAAGGCAAGACATGCTCAGCTTCTTCTCTGACGGCTCTAAGTGGTATGGTGTAATTGCCAGCCAAAACTACACATATTAAAAGGGTTACAACATGTTTAGTGGAGCAATTAAAGCAAGTAAAGGCATATCAGGGTCAACACCTCCCGCTTCAAATCCACCATTTAACTACGTAGTCGCACTACTGCATGCAGACGGCACAAATGGACAAACAAATTTTCCTATTACAGATACAGCCAACACCCCATTATCGCTATCAGGTAGCGCTACTAACACCAACCCATTCACTCAAGGGACGTTTAATCCATTTAAAAGCGCGTACTCGGTAGATTGTCAAAGTTCTCAATCTCCAATATTTACAATACCAGCTAATGCTGCATTAGCGATGGGCGCAGGCAATTTTACAATTGAATGCTGGGTGAACCTATACTCAACTGCGTCTACTAAATGTATTATCGACATGTACGATACTACCTCCACAAGACTCGGCCTTCGAATAAATAACTCAAATCAAGTTTTCTTGAGTACCGGAGCCTCTCTTGGAACACCTATTGTCACCAGCACAACTACGCTTTCTTTAAATACATGGACGCACATAGCTGTTGTCAGAAGCGGAACAGGCACTGATGATGTTAAGATTTACATTAACGGGATAGTTGACGCAAGTACAGGAACAAGCGCAACAAGTTTTACAAATACAAGCTATACGTATCTTTGCGGTCAAGGACCAACGCCTAGTTTTTATTTTGATGGGTTAATTAGCCAGTTGCGTGTTGTAAAAGGTGTTGCGGTTTACACGGGAAACTTTACAGTTCCGACTAGCGTACTGAACGCTACGCAATCGGCAAACCCGTATGGCGGCTCAAACACTGCGGCAATTACAGGTTCACAAACAAGTTTACTCACGTTCGTTCGACCGTATTTTGTAGATTTAAGTGCAAACGCTTTGTCGATATACAGAGGAACGGCTGGGGCTAATAACGTCGCGTATCCTTGGTTTACAGCGCAAAGCCCTATACCGAACGCAACTATTTCTGCCCCCACAACGGCTGTTGCATGGTCTGCGGCAAGTTTTGGTGGTAGTTTTGGAAACGCAAGAGTAAGTCAAGGAAATACATGCGTAACAAACTCTACTACCGCTTTGGCTCTTGGAAACACAGGTAACTTCACAATAGAGTTTTGGATGTACAGTGTTTCGTCAAACACTAGGCAAGATTTTATTGATATCAACCGCGCTAATAATGCCGCCCGTATCGATATATACATACACCCAACTACTTTGTGCATGAACGTTTACCAAAACGGTGACATCTTTACGCAAACAACAGCAGCAAAAGCCGTAGCTTTAGTTGGAACATGGTCGCATATAGCTATGACAAGAAGCGGCACAACTGCGTCACTTTACTGGAACGGAAATAGGATTGCGTCTTCTACAACTGCTATGAATCTAGGCACAACGGGAGTTGACGCTTATATATCTGGCCCTGACGGCGATATTGATTCGATGTTGGCAGGAGTGCGTATCATCAAAGGCACTGCTCTGTATGCGGGTACAACCTATACAGTTCCAACTACCCCGTTTACGTCTACCGGGACGCAAACAAGCATGCTTATAAACGCAGGAACTTCTGTGCCGCTGATTGACTATAGTATGAATCAGTCATTTTATGCCACAAACTCTACGGTGCAAGTTTCCACATCAATATATAAATACGGTACAAGTTCTCTAAGAACTACTGGAGCATTTCCTCTTTTATCGCAAGGCGGACAAAATCCAGCAATAACTTTCAGAAATGGAGATTTCACTGTAGAAGGTTGGTTTTACGCTAATTCGGGTATTGTCACCAAAGGATTATTTCAAATTGCTTTTACGGTGTCGGGGACTGGCGCTGGTCAAACAGGTTTGGCTTTGATCTACGGTACCTCTGGTGATTTAATTCTCTACTATGGTGCGGCAAGTGCTGTAACAGGAACAGCGGGAACAGTAACTACTGGCTCTTGGATTCATTTTGCTGTAGTTAGAAGCGGCACAGGTACAAACAACTTAAAAGTCTACATCAACGGTCAAGCCGACAGCGCTTTAACTGTTACAGACTCTTATGATTATCCAAGCTCGTTTTTAACTATTAACACGGCTAATAATAATTCGAACATTTGGACAGGTTATACAGACGAGTGGCGTATTTCCAAATATGCTGTGTATACGACAAACTTTACACCTCCAACCTCAGCGTTTCCAAATCTATAAATTTGAAAGAGTTTTATGAAGATTGCAATCCTATCAAACCCCATCACTATCGGTAACCATTGGGAACTATTCCCCAACACTTCTTTTCCAGACGGTATTCCTTCTGAAGAGTTTCTTGCGGAAAATAACGCCAGAGAATTGAATATGTGGAAAGACCACAACTTTCTGACAGAAAGACTTCAAGATTGCGATCCCTACGCAGAAGGTAAGTGGGTTTACACAGTTTGCGTTGTTGCGCTAACAGAAGAAGAAATTGCCGCATGGAAGTATTCCGCTTGGACAAATATACAGGCGGCTAGAAACGAAAAATTAGCAAAATGCGACTGGACTCAAATGCCAGATGTCAATATTCCAAACAAGGCTGAATGGGCAACCTACAGACAAGCTCTAAGAGATATCACTCTTCAAGATATTGATCCTAGAGTTGAATCGCCTGTCTGGCCAACTGAACCCGTCTGATTGAATTTTAACAAAGGAGAATCCTACAATGGTAAATAGAGTGACTGTGAGTCTTGAATTGGCAAACGTGTTGTTGGGCTACTTGAGCAAGCGTCCTTATGATGAAGTCGCTCAGCTCATTGAGCGTTTCCATAAAGAGCACGCCTCTTTCGCTGCCGAAGCTGCAACTGAGGCTCAATCGAAAGAGTCTGATGGAACAACTTGAGAAAGACTTTGCAGTGCACGAAGCAGTTTGCGCGCAGCGTTACAAGAGTATTGAAGAAAAACTGGACGCGGGGAGAGAGCGTATGCGGGGCATAGAGGTCAAACTCTATATCGTTATCGCCGCAATCTTATTCGGTCCAGGGGTCGCTGCCGACATCGTTAAAAAACTACTGGGGCTATAAATTGATCCGATCAGCCTCCTCTTTGCCGCCAACGCTTGTGTTGCCGCCATCAAAGAGGGGTGTGAGCTTTATAAACAGGCGAAGACTTCTTTCATGGAAGTCAAAGCCACAGTTGATGAGGCTATCGGAGTTGGAAAGGAAATCTATGGCTTCTGGGGCAAGCTTAGTGCGCTCTTTGGAGCGAAGCCAAAGCCTGTCGCAGCGGTCAAGCCTGTGGCAAAAAAGAAAGAGAAGTTCGTCGCTGTCGATGAGACTCAAGTCATGGTCGATGTTGTCAAGCAGCTCACAGAGTTTTTCAAGCTACAGGAACAACTAGCAGCGCACATCCGGGAGGAAGAAGAAAAGTCCAAAAGTGTCTTTAATCCAGATCAGAACCAGATGGAAGCTGCGCTGAAGCGGGTTATGGCGATGGATCAAATGGCGGCATTGGAGGTAACGATCAGGGAAACGATGGTGTATCAGAGTCCTCCA